GTCAAACCGTAGCTCCTACATATACTGTAACAGCCGGTACAAATCTATGGACAAAAATAGGTAATTTGGTGACGGCTAATTTTGATATTGAAATGACCGACCGAGGAACAGCACCTTCACCGGGGGGCTTATTGCGATTTACAGGATTCCCGTTTTCTGTAACTTCTTCACTATCAACACTGCCCGTTCGTGTCGTAATTATTGCTTCAGGGGGCTCTACTTCCCAGATACCCGGTATGGGACTAATTTCGGGAACAACTTTAACCAATATCATTGTAGCCGGATTTAGCGGACTAACCGAAGGATTATCATGGGGAAACTTTGGTTCTATTCCCAACGGAATCTGTAGATTCACCTTAACGGCATCATATATTGCAGGATAAAAAATGGCAAATAATACACAGTTCGGAGCATTTGTTCCCACAACCGATGTCTTCGATACTACTATCGGCAACTTGGATCCCCAAAGTGATGAGTTCAAATACTTCCTGGTACGACTAAGGCAGAGTATAAATAACATTGCTTTGGTGCTTAATATCAAAGATTCGGGGTATTATTTGCCGACGGAATTTGTTAACGGCCAATTGTACTTTCCCAATCCCTTGGGGAATCAAAAGACCTATAGACAGGTATTTAGAGATGTTGTTGATTTCGGAGCATTACCTAATACCGGAACAAAATCGGTGCCGCACACTATCGAGAATATGAATGACGAATTTACCTTCACCAGAATATACGGTGCAGCAACTGATCCCGTAAACTTGATTGGTATCCCGGTACCCAATTTGGATGCAATCGGATTTGTATATATATCGGTCGATGATACCAATATAAATATAACAACGACGTTTGACGCTACTGCATACACAAGATGTCTTGTTGTAGTTGAGTACTTAAAGAATTAACTTTTATTTGGGGGCAAATTTGCCCCCTTTTTTACTGCAATCTATAAGAAGTAGGGTCAGCAAAGATAACCATTGCATTCAGAACAAAATCGGCATCTGATATAGCATCATCCAACATCTGTTCATGTGACCATGTAATCTCAAACTGTAAGAACGATCCGAACCCGCTCGGATATATACTATGCCACAATGAGTTCTGGTGTTGTTCCATAGGAGCATATATTGCATTATACGGTGATGTGGTCAATATGCTTGAATCAACGATAATATCTGCATCATTAACATATGAATTAACCGTTACTTCGCCTCTTGGAAATACTTTATCTACCAAGAAGTCTATTTTGTTAACGGCAAAGCTAAATCCTTTATCCAGGAAAAAGTTATATTGTTTGGTTTTGGCTGTTATTTTTGATACACGCCGGATTGTACCGCCTCCGATATATAATGCTCCCGGTGCAAAAGACACTTCTACATCTATCAAAATAGTATTTACCGTAGCATCTACCACCAAGAACTTCTTATTGTTCAAACGTAATATAGTACTATCGGGGTCCCCTGAAGCTTGCATATAATCAATAAGTACATAATCTCCCGTAGTGAAATTATGATTAATTATGGTAAGTTCAGCAATAAGTCCTGATTCGGTAATATTGGTTATCGACAAAGCATGCGCATTGATACTTATTTGATTTATATCATTAGCCACAATGAACGTGAAACCTTGTTGGTTTCCTGCGATTATATTTCTGGAAAGTCCGTCATTAGTTCCGGCATTCCATGCAAAATCTGAATCTTCCCATGTAAGATGCGTAGAGTTCCATGCCAATGTACCGTCAAACTGATATTGTCCGAATGCTGTTATGCTGTCATCATTAATTGCCCAAGTACCGTTTCTATAGTTATAAACCAGAACCTGGTTAGGATATGTTGTTGGGGTGTCTGCAGTATCAACCGGCATAGCCCAGTAGACCATTTCGGTTGAATAGTCTCTTACACCGTATACTCTTTGTGGTCCTTGGCGTTCATTTTGTATCTCGAATATCTGATCGGGTATTTTTTGGTCTATACGTTCTACATTGGCTCCGTTACATGCATGCACGCCTACATCACCAACTCCCAATATTGCTTTATCAAAGGGAACTGCTGAAAAGGTAGATTCTGCACCCAGCTCAACATTTATGGTTTGCCACACAAACGGAAGAACTTGGTTACCCGTAGATACTAATTCCCAGGTACTTCTTTCAAAGTAAACTATTACACGATCCTTTAATATGACTGCAGATACGATTGCCTCTGAGGTCGGAGCATCAATCGCATCACCCTTACCAAACTTATACGGAGGCTCAATCCAAGCGCCGCTATTGTCTACAATCGGATCTCCTTGGTCAACGGGGTTACCGTTTTGACTCCAACGAGCACGTTGTCTAAAGGTTGCTGTTCCGCCGTCAACCTCTTCAATAGTATTAAATAGTACTAATCTTCCGTAAAAGGGAAGTATTATTCTTGCACTCAGTACTTTAAAGTGAATATTATCAGGTATATTATTTATATAGTACGGTTCAAGCTTGGTAAAAGATCCTGTTCCCGGATCATAATAAGACATCCCGTCAGCTTCATTGTAATTGGTAACAAAGAAAGCCATCTCGTTGGCCAATATTCCACGCCAATTAGCACTCCAAAAGAACTGTGAATCATCCCCGGTCCACCAATACATATCATCTAACCGTTCCCAGGCCGTACCGCTATAGGTATAGGCAAATCGTGTATCAAATCCGATAATCATTTCATCATTAACGGAACTATCTTCTAAAGGCAAAAGCCCCATAACAGGCAATGCCGGATAATAGAATACATCTGTATTAATAGAAGATCCCGTAATAGTGACTGCCCCGGTAGTGGTATTAAAGGTTCCGGTACCGGGACCCGTACTTAATAATGCTGCGGGAGTACCCAAACCGGTAACGGTAAATATGGCATTACCCACCGAGAATATCTGACCTATGGCGGGAGTAGCAATAGGAGTATTGGGAGCACTTGTCGGCACTGATATAGCTGCGTTTCCGGATCCGTTATATAATTGTTGAACGCTCGGGTCAACCGTTCCGTTTAAAACTCTTGATCCAAATCTTTTTCTTACACGATCACGAAATACATATACGTTTCGAAGTTCTTCAAAAGCCTCATCAGGTATCAGAAACGGCTTCTTATCCTTAACAAGACCTGAGCTGTACGGACCAATAAAAAACCTGTCTGCCATCTTAAGACCCCAAAGCTATATATCGATAGGTACTTGCTGCAGGGACATTTGAAAAGAATTGAAAACTATTGGTAGTAAGATTGTTTGCTAAGTATGTACATGTAGTTGTTGCACTATCTATGCTAACAGTTACTGAATATGAGCCGATTGCAGTAAATGCCGGTCCTGACATTACGACTGTTTGAAGTACCGCACCGGTAAAAGAGAATGTGCCCCATTTAAGCTTTGCCCCCGATGGTAACGTTGACCATCCGAAGGTAGCATTATCCGTAGCGCCTGCAGTAATGGCAACACCGTTACCTGCATCAGTTGATCGTTTTACATATATCTCACTCAATGTAGTGTCTGCATTAAGTCCGGTATACATTAACAGATCAGTCCCTGCGACTACCTGTGGGAACGTTTGTCGCGGCATCGTTAGAAGTTTATGCTTACCGGCTCCTGAAAGAGAAAGATCAACGTGGTTTAGTGCAAATCCCGTCCCGATAGATTGGAAGTTTAACAATATATCGTTCTGGGATACGCGTAATTTGTTTGACGGCATCGGTATATTGGGATTATACGGCATAGTTTTTCCTACATGTAACCGATATTGTTATAGCCCCAACCGTTTCCGTATCCGTTGGTAGTATATATCGTGGATGTTCTTTGATTTGTTCTTTGTACTATTGTTCTCCGGAGGCATAAGTTCTCTTGTTTTCGGAACTCGGGTAGTATTTGTTCAACACTTTCCATATCCATACGATCTTCAAATATCTTCTTTGAAGCACCCCATGCAATATACTGCCAAAACTCTTGAAGCCCCGGCTCTTCAGAATCGTTAAGTAATTCAGTAGGACGTATAAATGCATCCATGGTTACCCTGTATGCCTTGTCAGGAACCGGTCTAAGTGTAAATTGAGTATCATAGAATAACATAGCGATAGGGATACTCGGCTGATACGGTTTAACCTGCGCCTGAACAACTGCGCCCGGACCCGGAGGGCTCGGAAAAGTAATGCTATATGCACCGGTTACGTAATTTATTGTACCCGCAAGTATGGGGGTGTCTTCAACGGTATACAAATTCCCCGTTACATTATTGGCATTGGGAACATCTTGTACGGTAACCGCTTGAAGCCCTGCAGTTATACTTGTAAAGGAAACTTGATTCTGTAATATCGGCGCACCGTTAGCGACTTGTAGTACTCCGGTAAATACGGTTGTAATACCGTCACCGGCACCGATCTGCGTAAGAAGACTATTGAGTGGCCAGGTAGAGAAGAACTCTTCTCGAGATTGGGACAGTGTAATAGAATTCCCTGCAACATAGATCGGCGGATGTATCGTAAGATACTTATTTTTAAAGTTTTCGAGACCCGGAACCGAATCTGTTTCATAGGTATCCACAAATGGTAGGGTGAAAAAGGTAAGGGTAGTTTTAAAGTAGAACAATCTTACTTGTTCCGGAAAATCATAGAGTACAAATGTATTTATATACTCTTCAAGCTGCGCATTACTCAGAAGAGCTTCATCGGGACTTCTGGTGATTTTACGCACCTTTTCTTTAATCTGTTGTAATGTAGCTGCCATATCTTTCCTTATAATTAACGATA